TACAATTTAACATCGTCAAGCGTCATATGTTAAATCCTTATTTTTTATTGATAAATACTAAGCCGTTAGCGTCGATAACTTTACCGTCAACTAAAGCGATAGAATCATATACTTTTTGACGTGTAGGATTGTCTGTATAAGTGTATAGATCTACTTCGTAAGATGTATTAAGCATATATTTGGATAAATCAAACAATACAGCTACTGTATTAGTAGCTACTGCTGCGTCAAAGTCTGGCAATGCATCTGTTAATACTACTTCATGACCTAAGAATTTATATTGAGGGGATTGTACAATACCGGAATTAATAATAGGTTGACCGTTTTTATCTACCATTGTAGCGAAGTTAAGCGCTGTGCCTTCATTCATAATAAATACAAAGTCTTTTTTGTAAGCAGAAGGTACGGCTTTTACTGCTTTAACCAATGTAGCATAGTCGCAAGCTGTAGCGTCTACTTTTGCTACTGCTGTAGCTGCTGTAATACCTGTAGGTTGACCAGTACCAGTACCAGAAATAATAGCTTTTTCAAGTGCTTTCCCCATTGCTTCAACTACATTTTTAACTAATGCAGCTTCAAAAGCGGCAAGGCTGCGTACGTCCATTTGGAAAGATACGCCGGCGTTACAACGTAATTGATAAGCAGCGAATACTAGGCTACCAGTTACCATTTTTTGAGAATCGCCTTTAGCGTCTTCATTTTGCCATACGGCTTCAAAACGTGTAGCAGAAGTTGGAACAGTTACGCCAGCCGGATAAGATACACGGCGTACACGTGGCAAAATATCGCCGTATGCTTCCAATTTCAATACGATTTCATTAAGTACAGTTGTAGGGATTACAGCGGCATTATCTGCTGTTACGGAAGTAGCTGCTGCGCGGAATTCTGCCGGAATTTCTGTACCTTTTGTAACATATTCCATAAATGCAGAACGATATTCGATAGATTCAAGATTCATTGTATTCATGTTTTCTTTTTCCTTTAAATTAATTGAATTTCCTAAGTTATTGTTTTGTTCTAGCTGTTTAGCAATTTCTTCACGGGCGCGTAATTCTTCGGCTTCTGTGTTTAAAGCTGCTAATTCAGTTTGAAATGCTTTTAAAGTTTCCATGTCTGCGCCTTCAATAAGACTACGGATTTCAACTTTACGGGCATTAATTTCTTCAATTCGTGCCATTATGTGCCTTTCGTCTTTTAAAAAAAAGATAATTAAATAATAATAAAGTGCTATCTTTTAAATAGCACTAAATAATAGATATTAACCTTCTAATATATAAGCGAATTAATAGCTTAAAAGTACGGTTTTTAATGCTTCTTTTGCTAGGTTAGCTTCTGCTTCTTCTTTGGCTTTATCGAAGTTTCTGTAAATGGCTTGTACGTTTGTTTCACTATATGCCGGGAAGTCAACTACAGATACATCTTTAATGGTCTTAATGGCTTCGATATGACGGATATTCCCTTTATAGGAATCTTTGTCTACGATAAAGCCAAAGGACATTTTAGAAATATCACCGCGTTTAATCAATTCATAAATATCACGTCCAATAGTTGTATTAGCGATAGTGGCTTCAATGTATAAGCCAATATCATCTACTTTAACTGTTAGCGTATTATTTGATGTACGGGCTAATAATTGCGTCTTATCATCGTGATTATAGCGAAGTACAATGTCTGTTAAATCGCAATTAGCAAGGGCTTCTTTTCCGATGATTTCATAATATTTAATCCCGTTTTGTTCCCCTATCAATGTAGGGCTATCAAATACTAAAGCATAACCGGCTATAAACATATCTTCTTTTGTTTCTAAAATAGATTCTTCTGCGCTTCTGATTTCTAACATTGTGTATTATTCCTTTTCTTTATTTAATTGGTATTCATCTGCTTTAGCAGCGTTAATGTAGTTAAGAGATACTAAGCGTTTATCCCCGTCTTCTACTGGCGATAGATCAAATAATTCTCTTGCTTCGTTTGTAGTAAGCAACCCTAAAGCGCCTAATTCTTTAATCATAGATACTTTATTAACTGTAGATGCATAAGTAAGACGATTAGAATTAAAGTCGATGATATTGCCGTATTTTCTTTCTTGTTCTGTAAATACCTTAGCTGTAAATTCTTGAGATAATTGAATTTTGATAGTTTCTATAATGGATTCATAGAACGCTTGCCATTCTACTTCTGTATAATTGCCAGTTACGATAGATTCAGTTAATCCAAAGTAAGAATATACTTCTGATTGAAGGTATTTTAATTGTGCATCTTCTGCTGATTCTACTTTATTAGTAATAGGTACAAAGTCAGTACTGGAATCTACAGCAGCTATACCGCCTGTATCATTTGTAAAAGACATAAAATTATTAGCGAATGTTTTGGCTTGTGTTATCCAGTTTTCTTGTCCTACATTCCCTTTAATTTTGAGAACGCCAGATAATTTCCCGGAATTTTCTACCTTGTTAGAAATACTTTGTCTTGCTTTAAAAAGATTAGTTAGCGTTTCTTTCAATGGCTGATACGCGTCTTGACCTAAAAAATCATGGGTAGAAAAGTTTCTTCTGATATGGATAATATCGCTATAAGGTACTACGATAGTTTTACCAGTATAGAAATTAAATTTTAAGTACAGAACATTATTTACTTCTTTTAATTCGCAAGTAGCAAAATCAATAGGATAAAAGCCGTTGATATTCCCTGTATTATCTTTCTGTAAATAGATAAAAGAGTTACCATAATACAATAATTGGCTAGTCATTTTATACAAGAAGTCTGATGTACTCATATAGATATTAGGTCTTGAACCTAATAAGTCATTAATTTTAGTATTCTGTAAATGTCTTCCGTTTTCGTCCTTGATAATATGTACCGGCTTTAATTTAGAAATATGTCTAGCTATTGTATCTACGCAAGCCCTAACTGTTAAATCGTTATAGATCTCTGAATTGTAGTTAGTGATTAGGCTATTGAATGAATTAATTAGCTGCGCATTTTCTAAATTAACTGGTGCGCGGTTGTTATTACCAAAGATAGTAGATAGTAAATTTCTAAATTCCATTATTTACTTACCTTTCTAACCTTTTTCTTAATAGATGAATAAATAGCTTTGAATAGATACATAACTAAAGCCACTACAATAAATAGGCTTCCTAATATCCATTTCAAAACATAATTAAAGAAGATATATGCAGCGATGCAAAATACCATAATATTAAATACTGTTTCCATGTGATAAAATTCCTTATCTTTTAATTAATAGATAAATTATCTAAAAAATCATTCGTTTCTATAATATGTTTTCCTATTTCTTCTACTACGTTTACAGTAACAGCATTTCCGGCTTGTTTATGTAATTGACTAGGAGAAGTAACTGCTGCGGCTGCTTCATATTGTGCATCTGAAAAGCCTTGTAAACGCCAGCTTTCTAAAGGTGTTAATCTTCGAATACGAATGTTTTGGCCATCATTAACTTTATATAAGCCAGTGCCTGTACTACCTCTAGCCATAAGAGTGCAACTTATACCTTCTGCGTCGTAAACTCTTTCTGTTTGATGACCGGGGATAATTTGTCTAAGGCTTGCTTCATTTTCTTTTCTGGTAGGTAGTAATTTTCGGGCGCGTGAGTTTCCATAATATCCAACAAGGTACACGCGTTCTCTACTTTGTGGAACGCCATAGTTTTTTGAATTATACACTTTCCATTCGATACAGTACCCTCTTTCGGCCATTTCACTAAGTACGATAAAGAATCCTCTTCCTTTGTCGATTGATAGTAAGTTTTTAACATTTTCAACGATAAGCCATTTGGGTTTATTGTTGGATTTTTCGCATTCGTCAAGAAGTCGCATAACTTCGAAGAAGAGTCCGGATCTAGTACCGTCTTTAATTCCTTTTTGACTTCCGGCGATTGAGATATCTTGACATGGGAATCCAAACGTCCATAAGTCTGCTTTTGGTAAGTCTTTTCCTTTAATTGTTCTAATGTCATTGTTAAAATATAGTCCTTCTGTATCATAAATAGCTTTATAGGAATTTTGTGCGAATTTATCAAATTCACAATAACCAATACACTTCATACCGGCTTTTTCTAGTCCGGTATGAAATCCACCAATACCGGAA